TTACTGATTCAACAGGCGCAAATGCAAACGCTTCGGCGGTTTCTTGCACAATTACTTTGCCAGATGGCACAACTTCAACAGGCTCAGTAACTAACCCATCAACTGGGCTTTACAACTGCGACTTTCAACCTTCTCAAACAGGAAGACATGCAGTCAAGTGGTCGGCTACTGGTACAAATGCCAGCGCTTACTCCGATGATTTCATGGTGCGCGATTTCAACGAATTGGGAATTGTTGGATTATCTGAGGCAAAGGAATATCTCAATATCCCAGCCAGCGATATTTCTCAAGATGAAGAACTTCGATCCTTCATCGATGCTTCCTCTGATCTTGCCGAAGCCTATGTCGGGCAAGTTCTGGGTCGCAGAACTTATTCGAACGAACTTTACGATGGCGGCACTGAATTCATCCGCATCCGCAATCCAAAGGCAATCAGCATCACTTCAGTGACCGAGAATGGAATCACTGTTCCATCTTCAAACTATGTTCTCGACTACACAGGGCAGCGCCTATACCGCATCGGCTCTGGAACGCTCTATGCGACCAACTCTTATGGCTACTGGACACAAGGCATGAACAATGTTTCCATCACTTATGTTGCAGGATATGTGAACCCACCAATGAGCGCCAAGCAAGGTGTCTTGGAAATCATTCGTCACTTATGGCAGACCCAGCGTGGAGCGATCAATGTCATGAGCAGAACTCAATCTGGTGATGAACTTTATTCAACCCCAACTTATTCTCTGCCTCGCCGAGCAATGGAACTCTTGGATCCAACTTCCTTCCCAGGGATGGCGTAATTCATGGCAACCTCAACGATGCCAGCATTCACCACTGCTGTTGTCAATGCTCTCAAAGGCGCTTCTTCACTTTCCGGAATTCGAATCTTCGATGGCATTGAAATTGACATGAGTTATCCAGGCGATGCAATCGCTGTTGGTCATGATGGAAATCTTGATGGAGATGAAGTTGCAGCTTCATCAATTCGTCAGGAATATCGACCACTCGGAGCAATCAGCAAGTTCGAACATGGTTCTCTCAGTTGCTTCCTATGGTCAGCAAATGGAACCTCAGACATCGCCACTCGCAGAACTCAGGCTTTCACACTTCTTGGAAATGTTGAATCAGTAATTCGCACTGATGTCTCCTTTGCTGGTCTGGTTCAATTTTCAGCAATGGAACAAGGCGAAATTCGCTATCGTCAAACAACCAACGGCGTTGGTGTCGGAATTCTCTTTACAATTACCTATCAGTCCAGAATCTAGGGAGCAAAAAAAATGGCAACAATCACAAACATCTCGCCACTTGGCGATCTGGTTATTCCAGCCCTCAACAATCTTGTTGTGAAGGCTGGCGAGAGTGCTGAAGTCTCTAAAGAGGCAGCAGCATCTCTCTTGGAACAGACAAGCAATTGGACATCCGCCAAGGGTGTCAAGTCTGCTTCAGTAACTCCAACCCCACCAACCTCACCAGCAGATTCAATCCCTGCTGCCAGTAACTAGGAGATAAACAATGGCAATCGGCTCAGGTATTGGTTCGCAACTAGGGATTGCAGCCGAAACAACATTCAACACACCAGTCACAGTAACTCGCTTTTATGAATTCACATCAGAGAACCTCAACTACAACAAGAAGGTTGCAGTTGGAATGGGTCTTCGTGCTGGTGGACAACTTCCACGCTCTCAGCGCCGCGTTGTGACCACAACTGATGTCACTGGTGACATCGTTCTTGATCTTCCAACTCGTGGGCTTGGATTACTGCTCGGACAAGCAATGGGAACTTCACCATCACCAACAACAGTGACAACAGGTGTTTATTCCTACACATTCACCCTCGGCGATGTCTACACTCGATCCTTCACTGCTCAAGTGGGCGTTCCTCAATACGGCGGAACAGTTACCCCAAAGACAATCGGTGGAGCAAAGATTCAAGGCTTCGAATTAGGCGTTGCAGTTGGTGGAATCGCAACTGGAAAATTCACAGTTGATGCTGCTTCATTCACAACTTCAACTTCACTTGCAACTGCTTCTTATTCACCAATCTCCAACTTGTTCCACTTCGCTCAAGGTGCAATCACTGTTGCTGGCTCATCTGTTGCCAACATCAAGGATTTCACATTGACAGTTGGAAACACTCTCAAGGGAGATCGTTACAATCTTGGATCTGCTGGAATCAAGGCAGAACAAGTCATCAACGGCTTCCGCAAGATTTCAGGAAAGATGACAGCAGAGTTCACAGATACAACACTCCTTGCTGCTTATCTTGCCGATACAACCACAGCTCTTGTTCTCACTTTCACTGGTGCAACAATTGCTAATGGTCAGGCAGAGAAGTTGACAATCACAATCCCAGCAGCGAAATTCAATGCCGACACACCAAATGTTCCTGGTCCTGGTGTCATTGATCTTGGAATGACTTTCGAGGCTTATGATGACGGCACAAACCAACCACTTACAATCGTTTATCAGACAGCAGATTCTGCTCTCTAATCTAAGAACAGGGGAAAACAATGTCACAAAAAGTTGAACTCGCAAATGGCGGCTGGGCAATCCTTCGGGATCCAGCCGCAGTTTCAGTCAAGTTGCGCCGACCAGTTGAAAAGGCTCTTATGGCTATTGGTCGAGGACAAGCAAAGGCGGCTCTGAATCAAGATCCTGCCGATGTCGCAGCAGGTATGAATTCAGAAATCGTTGATCAATTTTATGAACTCAATGACTTGCTCATTGTTGCTCGCGTTGAATCTTGGTCATTCGAATTGCCAATCAGCGTTGATTCATTGGGTGAACTTGTCCAGGAAGATTATGCGCTACTCCAAAAGATTTCAGCCGAGAATGTCACATCAATGGTTCCAAACTTTGGATTGAGTAATGATCCAAGTTCCCCCACTCAGCCCTCAGACGCATAGGTCGAGCGCTTGAGGGAGGAACAGTTCGGGAACCCTTACCTGATCAACTGAAAATTTATCGGCTCTGCAAGATGCTTTCCTGCACTCCATCGCAACTCGAAGAAGAGTCGGCGGCAACGCTAGACTGGCTTCTTGCCATTGACGAAGTTTTCATTGTTACGGAAAACAAGATGCGGAATGGAGATGCTTGATGCCAACAGCAATCACAGCAGTCTGGCATGGAGTCAAGGAATTCAAGGCTGTCACTGAAGAGATAGAAGCCAGAGTGGACAAAGCAACTCTGGCAGCTCTTCGAGTCAATCAAAACAAATTGAAAACTGCTGTTCGCAAGAATCTTCGTGGCGCTCCTCGCTGGACACAAAAGGGAGCCAACAAAATTACTGGCAAGAATTATCAAGTGCCAGGAACGACCGGGCAACATCATTCAGCAAGATCTGGCGCTCCAGGAAAGATGACTGGCGTTCTTTATGCTGGAGTCGGTTCTGCAAAGCCAAGACTGGTTGGCAACACTTGGACTGGTGGCGTTGGAATTGGTGCTGCTCCTAACAATGTCAAGAAGCGACCACTCGAAGCAAAGTTTCCTTACTTCAGACCAGCAGTTGAAGCAGTAGAACCAACAATGCTTGCAAATTATGAAAAAGGCTGGACAGCCGCCGTTGATCGAATGGGAGGAATCATCTGATGTCAATGCTTCCACCAGTATTCGTTGAACTCAAGGCAAATGTCTCTGAATTTACCGCCGCAATGGGCGAGGCTCGAACCGAGATGTCCGCAACAGAAGCCAAGGGAATGTCATCATTCGACAAACTTGCTGGCTTTGGCAAGGCTGCACTCTTTGGCTTAGGCGCTGCCGCTGTTGGCGTTGGCGTTCTTGGCGTGGAGATGGCAGACAAGTTCGAGGCTTCTCATGCCAAGTTGGAAACAGCGCTCAAGAACGCTGGAACAAGTTTTGAAAAATTTGCCGAGCCAATTGGCAAAGCACAGAAGCAAATGGAGCAATACGGATTCACCAACGCTCAAACTCAAGAAGCGCTTGGAAATCTGACCACTGCTCTCAAGGATCCACAAAAGGCTCTTGACGATCTTTCCCTCGCAGCAGATTTGGCAAAGTTCAAGCACATTGATTTGGCTACTGCCGCCACTGCTGTTGCTCGCGCTCAAGAAGGAAACCTTCGCGCACTGAAGCAACTTGGAATTGATCTTCCAATTGCTGGCGCTGGAGCAGCAAAACTTGAAGCAGCACACAAAGCACTTTCCAAGGCAACTGATGAGGCTTCCACCTTCCTCAAGGCTCATTCTGATGCCACAGATACTTCAAGCAAATCTCATGATGCTTATGAAAAATTGCTTGGCAAAGTTTCGGATGCTCAACAAAAGGTGAACTCAGTCAGCGATGCTGGCAAAGAAATCATGAAAGGCTTGTCTGATGCCATCGGTGGACAAGCTGCTGCATCTGCTGAAACATTCTCTGGCAAGATGCAAGCGCTCAAGGCTCAATCTGAAGATGTTGCAAAGAACATCGGCATGGCTTTGATTCCTATTCTTGAAAAATTGATGACTGCAATCAAAGATGTTGTTGATTGGTTCACTAAGCACAAGGCAATTGCAGAAGCAGTTGGCATTGTGATTGGCACAGTTCTTGTTGCTGCAATCAGCGCTTATCTGGTAACCCTTGCCAGGGGAGCCATTGAATCTGCAATCAACTTTGCCAAGATGATTGCTGGATGGGTTGCCACTGGCGCTGCTGCTACTGCATCAGCCGCTGAAGCAACTGCTGCTGGAATTGCAGCAAATCTTGCAACTGGCGGAATGGTTCTTGCGATTGGCTTACTTGTTGCAGCAGTTGTTTATCTTGGAACTCATTGGTCAGAAATTTGGAATGGCATCAAAGAAGTCACCAAAGTGGCTTGGGATTGGATCAAGGAAAAGATTGACTGGATCTGGAACCTTTTCACAGTCTCTTCTCCTCTCGGAATTGCTCTTGGCTTCCTTGCTGATCATTGGAAAGAAATTTGGAATGGCATCAAAGATGTCACTTCAGGTGCTTGGAAATTTATTGAGGGAATTATCAACACAATTGGCAGTGGCATCAGAGGCATGATTGGCTTGATCAAGGCTGAAATCAATGGCTTGATTTCATTGGTCAACAAAGCAATTCAAGCAATCGATGCCATCCATGTGACTCTTCCATTCGGAATGGGAACAATCGGATTCAATATCCCAACCATTCCTTTGCTCGCTGAAGGTGGAATTGTTACAAAGCCAACTCTCGCGATGGTCGGAGAGGCTGGCACTGAAGCAATCATTCCTCTCTCTAAGATGAGCAACATGGGCGGCGGAATCAATGTTGTCATCAATGTTCAGGGATCGGTTATCAAAGAACAAGACCTTGCGGTCACTGTTCGCGATGGCATTGCCCAGTTGATGAGGCGGCGCGGATTGAATCCATCAATTCTGGGGGTCTAATAAATGGCACTTCTTGACGGATCGAATGCTCCGACCATTCTTGTTGAATTTGACTTTGGCTGGAGAAATATCTTCACCATTGGAATTTCACCAATAAACAGTTCAACAGATGTTCTTGGTGGAACTGCTGGAACAAACTGGCAAGCAATTGCATCCACAGACATTCGTTCAATTTCAATTCGCCGAGGTCGTACTCGCGAGGATCAGACAAATCAGCCCGGTCAATTGACTTTGGTGGTTGATAATCTTTTGGGAAATTATGATCCAGCCAATCCATCTTCAACTTATATTTGGAACAGTTATTCAGTCCTCACTCGCGGAATGAAGATCCGAGTTTCGGCAACTTATGGAGCGACCACTGAATATCTTTTCAATGGTTATCTTGAGCAAGTCAACCCTGATCAAAGTCTTGATCCAATTGTGACCTTTACTGCCACAGATGCTTTGGCAATCTTTGGTGCAAATACCTTGGACACAATTTCAAGTTCTTATTCTGGTGATACCACATCGGCAAGAATCACAAGAGTCATCAACGCTCTCTCAGCAACCTATCCAGGATCCTTTCCACTCTCTTTGACTGGTTCTCGGACTATGCAGCCAACCACTTATGGAACCACAGTTCTTTCCTTGTGCGAAGATGCTGCCGCTTGTGAGTTCGGAAGATTCCATGTTGATCGCACCGGAACTGTCGTTCTTATTCCTTACGAGAATCTCAAGACCACAACTCTTCAATATACCCTTTCGGATACTCGCGCAGCCTCGACCATTGAGTATGACAACATCGTCACTGATCCTGGCGCAAGATACATGATCAACAAGGCAGTTCTGACTCAATACACTGGTTACACTCAAACTTCATTGAATTCATTGGCGGCAGCCAGATTTGGAACTTACACAAGAAATGTGAATGCTCCACTGCTTGTTGATGCGGATGCAGTCACGATGGCTGGCTATTACGCCAACCGAACTGCTTATCCTCTCCTTCGTGTTGATCGAGTTGAATACGATGCTCTCGGACTTTCAACCCTTTGGGCAAGTGTCTTGCCAACCGATTTGGGAGATCAGGTGACAGTTATTCGAAACACTGTTGATGGTCGAACCTTGAATTTCGTGAACGCCATCGAATCAATATCTCACGACATTACGCCAAATTCATGGCGCATTGGCTTAGACTTATCACCAACTAACTTCTAAGGAGTCAGAAATGGCAGCAGGATTTCCAGCAAAAGGAACAGGCGGAACCCTTTTCGTCAATGGCAATGCTTTGCCAGCATCCGACCTCAATGATCTTGGTGGAACTCTCAACCTAATTGCACCAACTGCAAAGGGTGATCTATTCGTTGGATCAGCCGCTAACACTTACACAAAACTCAGCGTGGGAACCAACAATTACATTCTGGTCGCAGATTCAACTCAAGCTACTGGAACCAAATGGGCGCTGACTGGAAGCACTCTTGGAATTGCCGCAAAGGGTGATTTAGTTCTTGGAACTGGCTCTGGAACCACGACCAACCTGAGCATTGGCAACGGCGCAGTTGGTAACATTCCCCAGAACCTTCTTCCTGACCCAGCACAAACAGCAGGATCGCGATGGGGCGATGACATGGCACTTCTGACAATCATGCAAGCAATCTAGGGAAAAGGAACAGACAATGGCAACAACACCAACAAACTTCTTTCGAGGGGCAGCGACAACAACCACAACAACAGTTCTTGCAACTGTTCCTGCCTCAACCACTTGGATTGTGACCAACATTGCAGTTGCAAACACTGCATCTGCTCCTGGAACTTTTACTCTTGGCATGGGAACTGCTGGCGCAAACACTGCAATTGCAACAACTTCAACAGTTCCAGCGAACTCAACAATTTATGTTGATCTCAAGCAAGTATTGGCAACAACCAACACGATCACTGGCGGCGCATCCGCAACAACAGTCAACTTTCACATCTCAGGCATTGCCCTAGCGTAAGGAGTTAGATTATGGCTTCAACAATAGTTCCGCAATCAACAAATCAAACAATTTCAATGGGAATTCCGCCTGGTCTAACTCTTCGCAACACTTACACATCAACAACTTCCTCGCTTACTTTTCCAGTCTCTCAAGTTTATGCAATTGTCATTGGCGGTGGCGGTGGCGGAATAGTTGGCGCTTCTGGCGGTGGCGGTGGTGGTGGAGTAACTCAAGGTTGGATTCAGTCTCCAACCACAGTGACCATTGGTGCTGGTGGAACTTTCAACAACAGAGGTGGCAACACTTACACATCAGATGCTTTGCAAATTTCATTGATTGCTGGCGGTGGTGGTTCTAGCAGATCTGCTTTCGCAACTCATAACGCCAATGGAATCATGGGAAGTGGTGGTTCCACACAAGGAACTGGAAGCAACTATCTCAACGGCTTTGGTGGCGCTGGTGGAGATACTTCCACTCTTGCTGCTGGAGAACCAGGAATTTCAGGCGGTGGCGCAGGAAATGGAACTAGTAACGCAAACCAAGCAGGAGCAGTTGGTGGTGCAGGAATTTTCGTTGGTGGTGGGGGTTCTGGTGGTAACGGAACCGCAGGTGGTGGTGCTGGTGGCGCTGGATTATTTGCTGGCGGAACAGGTGGCACAGCAACAACAGTTGGTGGTTCTGGCGGCGGCGGTGGCGGTTTTCTTGCTGTTGGTGGCAATGGTGGCAATGGTGCTGTTGGTGGTGCTGGCGGTTCTGGTGGCGGCGGTGGTGGTGGTGGTGCTTCATCGCCAAGCACTAACGGCGGCACAGGTGGCAACGGCGCAGTTCTGATTTATTACTAAGGAGAAAAAATGGCAAGGTTCGCAGTCATTCAAAATCAAACAGTGTCAAACATAATCATTGCAGAAAACAAAAAAATTGCTGAAGAAGCAACAAATGCAATTTGCATTGATTGCACTGATTTGGAAAATGTTGGAATTGGTATCACATGGGATGGAATCAATTTTATATTTCCAGCACCAGTTGTTGAACCAGCAACAAAATAATTCCCAACCCCTTCAACCCTAGGAGATACAAATGGCAGTTACATCTGCACAATATGCAGTCACAACATCACCAACAAAGATCGTCAGCGCCGACATTGCTGCTGAAATGGTCTATGTTCACAGTGAAACTGCAATTGCTTATCTTGGAGACTCAACAGTTTCATCGACTACTGGTTACAAATTAGACATCAATGACAAGATTTCCCTTGCCAACCATGAAGGTGAGATTTGGGCAGTTTCAGCATCAGCTTCGTCAATTTCGGTTCTCATAATCACCAAATGACTTCAGACACAGCCACCATCGTTTATTCGTATTTCTTCGTCACTGGTGGAATTCTTGCTGGTTTAGGTTTCATTGCCAAAGCCACAATCAAGAAGCATACTGAAGCGATCGAAGACAAATTGGCGCGGATTGAATACGCTCTTTTCAATGATGGTCAGACTGGCTTGATCAACAAGGTTGATCAGCTCATCGAGAATCAAAACAGCATCAAGATCGATGTTGAAGTGATGAAGGCAATGTCTGAATCCAAGCCATCTCGCTCAAGAAGTTCCAAATGACCACTGGCGCTGATCTCGTCAAGATTGCTCAAGGCAAGATCGGCACTGTCGAAAAGGGTGGCAAAGACGGCAAGTCTGGAAATCTAGTTCCATTCTGGGATTGGTGGAAGGCAAAGACCGGACAAAATGATCAAGGCTCCAGTTGGTGCGCTTGTTTCGTCAGTTGGTGTTTTGATCAACTCCATGCTTCCTCACTTGTTGCGGCAAAGGCTCCTGCTGGATTTATTTATTGTCCAGATGGCGTGAACTATTTCAAGAAGAAGAAGCAATTGGTTGACCCAAAGACGGCTCAACCAGGAGACATCATTTTCTTCGATTGGGCTGGCACTGGCGTTGCCGATCATGTCGGCATCGTTACCGAGAACCATGCAGCCAATTCCTATCTCATGACTATTGAAGGCAACACATCTCCAGAAGGCGCAATCGGCGCAAGTCAACAAAATGGCGGTGGCGTGTATCAACGCAAGCGCTATCTCGGCAAAACAATCATCGCAGTCGCGCGACCAGCGTGGCTAACCATCGCTCCATCAAAGTAAGGAAAAGAAAATGAAACTAGACACAAAGAAAATCAAAGCATTGGTGCT